GGGTCCTTCCGGGGGTATTTGCCGCGGGTCGTCCAATCGCGCACGCTTTGGCTAGCGCCAGCGCTGAAACGCTCTAAAGCCCTGCGCCGCAAGGGATTTCACTAATTCTTACAGTGAGACCCCCTAGAGGGAGTTTAGAGGGCTTTACTATCAGTTAACAGAAGCTAAGGGCAGTTAACTGCGTGCTAGTCACGTTTGCGGAGTTTGCACTGATCAAAGGCTGCACGAAGGCGGCGGTGACTCATGCAAGCAAGAGCCGGATTGCTGATGCTGTTGTTGAGCAGGATGGCAAGCGCTGGCTCGATCGTGACTTGGCGCTGGAGCTGTGGCGAAAGAATACGCTGAAGAACAACAACGCGAAGGTGGATGAGCCAGACTCGGTGGAGCCGCGACCAGCTAATCCGCGCGAGCTACGGCAACGGCTGCAGGCATTGCCTGACGATGAGATCCCGGAGCTGAATGAAAGCCGTGCGCGGCGTGAGCACTACCAGGCGGAGCTAGCGAAGTTGGAGGTGGATCTGAAGCGGCGCGAGCTGGTGCCTGCTGTGGATGTGAAGAAGGAGGCGTTCGCGATGGGGCGAAGTGTGCGTGAGGCGCTGGCGAATTTGGCTGATCGGCTTTCGCACCAGCTTGCTGGCGAGACAGATCCAGCGGCGATCCATCAGGTGCTGACAGAGGAGCACCGTGCGGCGCTGGTGGAGTTGGCTGATGGTTAATCCATGGCGCGCTGGCTTTATGGAGGGGCTACGGCCTGAAGAGCCACTGACGGTTAGCCAGTGGTCGGACCGCTATCGGCGGCTGAGCAGCAAGGCATCGGCGGAGCCTGGACCGTGGCGGACGGCAAGGACTCCTTACCTGCGGGAGCCGATGGACTGCTTGAGCAGCAGCAGCCCGGTGCAGCGGGTGGTGATGATGTTCGCGGCGCAGACGGGCAAGACGGAGGCCGGCAGCAACTGGCTGGGCTATGTGATCGATCATGCGCCCGGTCCGATGTTGTGCGTGCAGCCGACGGTGGAGATGGCGAAACGCTTGAGCAAGCAGCGGCTGGAGAGCTTGATCAATGAAACGCCTTGCCTGGCGCAGAAGATTGCACCGGCCAGGAGTCGGGACTCGGGGAACACGATGTTCGCCAAGGAGTACCTCGGCGGGATCCTGCTGTTGACCGGCGCCAACAGCGCGACGGGATTGCGCTCAGCGCCGTGCCGGTATTTGTTCGCCGATGAGATCGATGCGTTCCCGAGCGACGTGGATGGCGAGGGCGATCCGGTGGCTCTGGCAGAGCGGCGGACGACGACGTTCGCGCGGCGGAAGATCCTGCTGACGAGCACGCCGACGGTGAAGGACTTCAGCCGGATCGAGGCGGAATATGAGCGCAGCGACCAGCGGCGGTTCTATGTGCCATGCCCGTGTTGCGGTGAGATGCAATGGCTGCAGTGGTCAAGGTTGAAGTGGGAGGAGCGGCGACCGGAGACGGCGAGGTATGAGTGCGACAAATGCGGCGAGCGATTCGAGGAGGTGCATAAGCCACGGATGCTTGGCGCTGGTGAGTGGCGCGCGACGGCACCAAGCGATGGCAAGACGGCTGGCTTCCATCTGTCGGGGTTGTATAGCCCGCTGGGATGGTGCAGCTGGGAGCAGTTGGTTGATGACTTCCTGCGTGCGAAGGGCGACGGTCCAGCGTTGAAGGCGTTCGTCAACACCCGGTTGGCGGAGACATGGGAGGAGGACTATGCGGCGGCGGTGAACGCTGAAGGCCTGATGACCAAGCGGCTGGCGTATGAGCCGGGCACATGCCCCGATGGGGTGGTGCTGCTGACGGCCGGGGTAGACGTGCAGGACAACCGACTGGCGGTGAGTGTGTGGGGATGGGGCGAGGGCGAGACCGGCTGGCTGGTGTGGCATCAGGAGCTGATGGGCGACCCGACCCAGCTCGAGGTCTGGAAGCAGTTGGATCATGTGCTGGCCACCGGCTGGTCGACAGCTTGCGGGAAGGAGTTGAAGATCGCGCAGATGGCGATCGACTCTGGCGGCCACTGCACGCATGAGGTCTACAACTATGTGCGTGAGCGTGTGCGGCAGAGCGTGGTGGCGATCAAGGGCAGCAGCCGGCGCAACAGTCCAGCGGTGGGCAAGGGCAACAAGGTGGACGTGAACTGGCGCGGCAAGGTGCTGAAGAAGGGCGTGACGCTGTACCAGCTCGGGACGGACACGATCAAGACCACGCTGTTCGGCAGATTGCGACATAACGAAGCGGGCGGCAGCTTGAACTTCGGCATGGCTGCTGATGAGGAATACTTCCGGCAGTTGACCAGCGAACGGCAGGCGCTGCGGTATCACCGAGGATTTCCGATCAGGGAGTGGGTGAAGAAGTCGGGTGATCGAAATGAAGCGTTGGATTGTGCGGTGTATGGCTATGCGGCGCTGTTGATTTACAGCCGGCGGATGAACCAGGCGACGATGTGGGAGCAGTTGCGGCAGCAGATGGAAGAAGGTAAGAAGGCACCGCTAAGATCAAGGAAGCAGTCGCCGGCACCCGTGGCTGCTGGTGGCTTCGTCAGCAACTGGTAGGCCGTGAACATCCCGAGCGAGATCAGAGCAGGCGACACGATCCAGTGGCGGGATGTTGCTGGTGTGGACAATCTGGGCAATGAGGTCAGCAGTTCGGATTACACGCTGACCTACTACCTGCGTTTCAACGCTGCTAGCGAAGGCGCGACGGTGGTGGGCACTGCGTATGGGACCGGTTGGCAGTTCAGCATTGCTGCGGCCACGAGCGTGAACTTCGATGCCGGCACTTGGTACTGGCAAGCCGTTGCGACCAAGACGGGCAGCACGATCACGCTGGGCAGCGGCCAGTCGACGGTGCTGGCGGCGCTGAGCTACTCGGGCACACCGGCAGCGCTGGATGGACGGTCGCAGGCACAGAAGGATCTCGATGCGGTGCAGGCCGCGATCCGCGCGATCGTCGCTGGTGGTGTGGCGAAGGAATACACGATCGGCAACAGGAGCCTGAAGAAATACGACCTGACGGATTTGCTGGCTTTAGAAACTAAGTTGAAGGCTGACGTGAATCGTGAGCAGAAGGCTCAGCTGATCGCCAATGGTCTGGGCAATCCGTTCAATCTGTTCGTGAGGTTCTGATGGGTCTGCGCACTCGGCTGTTTAAGGCAATGGGATTCGCGCCAATCCGGCCGCGGCAACGTGCGTATCAGGGCGCGCGCGTCAGCCGGCTGACGGCGGACTGGGTGACGAGCGGCACCAGCGCCGATAGCGAGATCAAGTCGAGCTTCAAGGCATTGCGCAACCGGGCACGGCAGTTGTGCCGTGATTCGGACTATGCGAAGCAGGCGCTGCGCGCTATCCAGAACAACGTGATCGGCCACGGCATCCGGCATCAGAGCCAGGTGCGGATGCTGCGCGGCGGCAAGTTGGATGAGGCGATGAACGCCCAGATCCACGAGGCGTTCGAGAAGTGGATGAATAAATATCGCTGCGACGTGAGCGGCCTGCTCGGCTTCCACGATATTGAGCGGCTGGCGGTGCGCAGCTTGGCGGAGAGCGGCGAGATCTTCATCAGGATGATCCGCCGGCCGTTCGGCGATAGCCGTGTGCCGTTTGCGCTGCAGTTGCTGGAGGCGGACTACCTGATCGATGACGACGTGCCGCAGGCCAAGGATGGCAACACGGTGCGGATGGGCATCGAGGTGGATCAGTACCTGCGGCCGCAGGCGTATCACTTCTATGCGAACCATCCGGGCGATACCTACGCCGGCAACGTGCGCACCACTGGCCGCCGGATTCGCGTGCCTGCTGATGAGGTGATCCATCTGTTCATCCCGGAGCGACCTGGGCAGACCAGGGGCGTGACGTGGTTCGCGTCGGCACTGATGCGGCTGCACATGCTGCAGGGCTATGAGGAGGCCGAGCTGGTGCGGGCACGGGCTAGCAGCGCGCTGATGGGATTCATCACCAGCCCTGAGGGTGAGCTGACGGCGGACGAGATGTATGAAGGCGAGCGCGTGAGCGAGTTTTCTCCTGGGGTCTTCAAGTACCTCGATCCGGGTCAGAGCGTGACGGTGCCGGACATGAACGCACCGGACGGGCAGCTTGAGCCATTCACCCGGTCGATGCTGCGTGCTGTGGCGGCTGGCCTGGGCGTTTCGTTTGAGAGCATCAGCAAGAACTTCTCAGAGAGCAACTACAGCAGCAGCCGACTGAGCCTGCTCGAGGAGCGCGATGCGTACCGCGTGCTGCAGCGGTACATGATTGAGAACTTCCACCAGCCGGTGTTCAACGCATGGCTGGAGATGGCGGTGCTGAGCGGTGCGGTTAACCTGCCTGGGTATGAAACCAACCCCGACCGCTATCGCGCTAGCAAGTGGATCCCCCGTAGCTGGGAGTGGGTGGATCCGCAGAAGGAAGTGGATGCGTACAAGACCGCTGTGCGCTGTGGCTTCAAGACTCTGACGCAGGTTATCGCCGAGCAGGGCGGTGATCTCGACGATGTGATGCTCACCCGTCAGAGCGAGCTGGCGATGCTCGATGAGTTCAACATCATCACGGACACCGACCCGAGCGAGGTGACGGAAGGCGGTGCGGTGCAGGCTGCGAGGCCAATGGGCACCGAGGCACCGTTCGAGGAGACCGAAGCGGTGATCGAGGAGGAGGAGGATTATCCCGAGGAGGAAGGGACTGAAGATCTGACGGAAGACCTACAGGAATAGGAATCCCGATGGCCGATAGAATCAAGGCAATACAAGAAAGAAGCGCCGTGGACTCAGAGCGCCCCTATCCGAATGAACATGCTGCTCGGCTGACCGATCCCGAGCAATATGATTCGTTACGTCGAGAGAACGATGCGGGCGGCTCAGGCATTGATTTCATCTACGGGATCAAGGAAGGCGTGAGCGAGATTCAAGCCATCCGGTTCCGTAGCTCGCAGTTCACGCCGGCTGAGGCGCGTGAGTGGTTGGCCGAGAATGACTTCGATCCGATCATGTTCGAGGAAGCCACGGGCGATGGTGAAGTCGATCGTGCTGCACCGGGCGAACTGAGCGAGGGCGACTTCGTGCAATGGGATTCGAGCGGTGGCACTGCCCGCGGCCGGATCGAGCATGTGATGCGTGAGGGCACGCTGGGCGTACCCGACACCGAGTTCAGCATCGATGCAAGCGCTGAGGATCCTGCTGCATTGATTCGGATTTATAGCGAAGGCGATGAAGGCTGGGAGGCGACTGAGACGCTGGTCGGCCATAAGTTTTCGACGCTTACCAAGATCGCGGCACTGCGGAGCCTGACGGGCAAATATCAGCGTGCAGAGCTGACCAGCTTTGATGAGGTGGAGGAGCGGACCTTCGAGTTCCCCTTCAGCTCGGAGTATCCGGTGGCTCGGTATTTCGGCAATGAGATTTTGAGCCACGAAAGCAAGGCGGCTGATCTCAGTCGCCTGAACGATGGCGCTCCGCTGTTGTTCAACCACAACCCTGATCGCGTGATCGGTGTTGTGGAGCGCGCGTATATCGACGGCAATAAGCGCCGAGGATATGCGCGTGTGCGGTTTAGCCGCAACCCATTCGCTCAGGAGATCCTGAGCGACGTGCGAGACGGAGTTTTACGCAACGTCTCGTTCGGCTACTCCATCGACAAAATGGAGGAGCGTGGCAGTGGCGACTTTGTTGCTACTGCTTGGTCTCCTTACGAGATCAGCGTTGTCTCGGTGCCAGCTGACCCTGGCGTCGGGATAGGCCGATCGCTTGAGGATGACAATGCTGCTTCGGCAGCACCAACACCCGATCCCATTCCTTCAATGGAAAACACCACCCCCGATCTGGCCGTGGTGCGTGCCGAAGCCGCTGAGGCTGAGCGCGCCCGCATCTCGGACATCACCTCCCTGTGCACCAAGCACGGCATGGAGGACCTTGGCCGGCAGATGGTCGAGTCTGGTCGTTCAATCGACGAGGCTCGTGCTGCTGTCCTCGACAAGCTCAACATTCCCCAGGAGACCGTGACCATGCAGGCCGCCGACATTGGCCTCAGCGAGAAGGAGAGCCGCAGCTTCTCCTTCCTGCGTGCCATCAACTATCTTTCCAACCCGACCGACCGCTCTGCCCGTGAGGCTGCTGCGTTCGAGATCGAGGCCTCTGAAGCTGCTGCTGCCAAACTCGGCCGTCAGTCCCGTGGCATCACCATCCCCCAGGATGTGTTGCGCCGTGACCTGAACGTCGGCACCGCTTCCGCCGGCGGCAACCTGGTTGCTACCGAGCTGGATGCCGGTTCGTTCATCGACCTGCTCCGTAACGCTTCCGCCCTGGATCAAGCTGGCGCCACCGTGCTGACCGGCCTGACCGGCAACGTTGCGATCCCCCGCCAGTCCGGCGCTGCTACCGCTTACTGGGTGGCCGAGTCCGGTTCTCCCACCGAGTCCCAGCAGACCGTCGACCAAGTGAGCCTGGTGCCCCGCACCGTGGCTGCCTATACCGACTTCAGCCGTCGCCTGATGATCCAGTCCTCCATCGACGTGGAGAACATGGTGCGCAGCGACCTGGCCAGCGTGATCGCTCTCAAGATCGACGCCGCCGGCCTGTATGGCACCGGCTCCAACAGCGAGCCTCTGGGTCTGAAGAACACCACCGGCATCGGCACTGTCGACTTCGCCGCTGCTGCTCCTACCTTCGCTGAAGTGGTGGATCTGGAGAGCGACGTGGCTACTGCCAACGCTCTGCTCGGTACGCCTGTGTACCTGATGAACGCTGCTATGCGCGGCAACCTCAAGACCACGAAGAAGGACGCCGGCTCCGGCATCTTCATCATGGAAAACGGCGAGGTGAACGGCTACCGCGGTGTGCTGTCCAACCAAGTGGCTTCTGGCGATCTGTGGTTCGGCAACTTCGCCGACCTGATCATCGGCTACTTCTCTGGCCTCGACCTGATGGTGGACCCCTACACCCACAGCACCTCCGGAACTGTGCGTGTGGTTGCCATGCAAGATTGCGACATCGCGATCCGTCACGCCGAGTCCTTCAGCCGCGGCAACGACACCCTCTGATCATGTTGATCAAGGTCCTACGGCAAACAATGCTGGCAGGCCAGGTGATCCGTCTTGGGGAAGTCCATGAGGCTTCCCCCTCGGATGCCAAGTTCCTGATCGGTATTGGTAAAGCTGTTGCGGTCGCCGACAAGGTGGCCGACTTGGTTGAGGAAATTGCTCAACCAGCACCTAAACCATCTACCCCTCGACGGAGGGCTAAATCATGACCATCCACAACCTTGGCTCTAAGACCACGGTCCTGGGTCTGCTCCGCAACGACGTTGTGGCTGCTACCACGACCAGCTCTGCCGTTGATCTGCAGGGCTACGAAGGCGACATTGCTGTGCTGCTGGACGCCGAAGCCGGCGGTGCTGGTATCACCTATGCCGTCAAGCTGACCCATTCCGACACCTCCGGCGGTTCCTACACCGACGTGACTGGTGGCGGCTTCACCACCACCACCGCAAACACTGCTTCGCTGCAGAAACTGTTTGTGAACGTCACCGACATCAAGCGCTTTGTGAAGGTCTCCGTGACCGTTGCAGGCGGCTCTGGTACTGGTGCCGTTGCTGTGATCGGTCTTGCTTCTGCGAAGTACGTCTGATCATGGCGATCACGGAGGATCTGGACATCTTCCTGGCGGACTTTGGCGTCAGCTGCACGGCTGGCGCCACTACCGCCAACGGGATCCTGGATATGCCCAGCCAGGTGATCAGCGATGGGATGGTGCTCACCACCGACTACACGCTGACCGCCAGAACCTCCGCATTCGGCAGTCTCATCCGCGGCGACTCGATCACTGTGGATGGGACTGCTTACACCGTCCGCGAGACGATGTTGATTGACGACGGCAAGTTCGTTCAGCTCGGGATACAGAAGACATGAGCGGTCCCTTCAAGGTCAACACACGAAGCCAGTGGGCAGCGCAGAATCCTGTGCTGATGGCAGGAGAGCCTGGTTTTGAAAGTCAGACCGGCAACCTGAAGATCGGTGACGGCAGGACAGCGTGGAACACGCTGCCGTATTTCAGCAGTCCTGCGAACTGGGGTTCGTTCTGGGATACAACGTCGCAGACCGCCACAGCTAATACGCCGACGACGATCCTGCTGCGCAAGAACGACTTAGACAACCGTGGCATCAATGTGATCTCCAATAGCCGGATCACGGTTGACCATCCGGGGATCTACAGCTTCACGTTCTCGATTCAATTCAGCAATTCCGACGCGCAGATCCACGACATCAACGTGTGGCTCCGCAAGAACGACAGCGGCGCAAGTGGCGACGTGATTGACAGCGATAGCAAGTTCAGCATCATCTCCAGCCACGGCGGAGTTGAGGGCAACGTGATCGGGACGGTGAACTTCATCCTCAAGCTGGCGGCGGCGGACTACATCGAGCTGATCTGGGTGACTAGCAACGCTGCTGCATACATCCACGCCGAGGCCGCGGCGACCAGTCCGTTCGCGCATCCGGGGATTCCGGGCATCATTTGCACAGTGGTGCAGGTGGCATCGGCATGACAACGAAGCGCGAGTCGATCCTGGCTGGTATCCGCACGGCGCTGACGGGCACCACTGGCGTTAGTAGCAGGATCTACCGCAGCAGGGTGGAGCCGCTGGCTAGGGGCGAGCTACCGGCGATCGTGGTCGAGCCGATCAACGATGTGTGCGTGCAGTTGACGAGCACACCAACGCTGGACTGGACGCTCACCGTGCGGATCGCGGTGATCGTGCGAGGCAACATCCCAGACCAGGTCGCTGATCCGATCGTGGAGAGTTTGCACGCGAAAGTGATGGCAGATCTAACGGTTGGAGGCCATGCCTACGACGTGCAACCGACTGGCGTGAGCTTTGATATGCAGGAGGCAGACCAGCCATCTGGTGTGATCTCCTGCGACTTTGTGGTGAAGTATCGGACTCAGGTCGCTAATTTGGCGCAGAGTCCGTAGTAGCTACGATGATGGACGAACACAAAGGCCAGGGCGGCAGCTATCTGGTCGACAAGAAAACCGGCAAGCGAAAGCTCATCGAGCGAACTCAGCCGGCTCCCCATCCACAACCTGAGGTAGCCACCGATGGCATCAGTTCTGACGCGCCGGCGCCTGATCCTGGCGAAGATTGAGAGCACCTACGCCACTGACTCCAGCCCGACCGGCTCGAGCAATGCGATCTTGGTGCGCAACCTCGAGATCCAGCCGCTGGTCGCTGAGACCGTGAACCGCGACCTGGTGCGTCCTTACATGGGGCAAGCCGATCAACTGCTGGCGCAGACCAGGGTCGAGGTGACCTTCGAGGTGGAGCTGGCTGGTTCTGGCACCGCTGGCACCGCTCCTGCCTATGGTCCGGTGCTGCGTAGCTGCGGCCTGTCTGAGACGTTGGTGACCAGCACCAGCGCCACCTACGCGCCCGAGAGCACTGGCTTCGAGAGCTGCACCATCCACTACCACGAGGATGGCATCCGCCACAAACTGACCGGTTGCCGCGGAAGTTTTGAGATTTCCGGGGAGGTTGGCCAGGTGCCCGTGATCAGCTTCACCATGACGGGCATCTACAACGCCCCGACCGATGAGACGCTGCCCACCCCGACCTACGCCAACCAAGCCACCCCGCTGATCTTCAAGCAGGGCAACACCACCAACTTCACCGCCTTCTCCTACAGCGGCTGCCTGCAAAGCTACAACTTCAGCATGGCCAACGACGTGATCTATCGCGAGCTGGTCGGCTGCGCGAAGGAGATCATGATCACCAACCGGGCGCCCAGCGGCACCATCGTGATCGAAGCTCCGACCATCACGGCCAAGGACTTCTTCACGATCGCTACCGGCAGCAGCACCGGCAGCATCACCTTCCAGCACGGCACCACCGGCGGCAACATCGCCACGGTGACCACTGCTCAGTCCGACCTGGGTAACCTGACCTACTCGGATCAGGATGGCGTGCAGATGCTGAACATGCCGTTTATTGCGGTTCCGACCAGTTCGGGCAATGATGAGTTCAGTCTCGTTTACACCTGATCTTGGCTTTCGTACTTAAGCAGTCCGGCACTTACTCGTGGCCGGTCGCCTTTGATCTCCCGATCGATGGTGGCCGCCACGAGCGCCAGACCTTTGATGGTGAGTTCAAGCGCCTGCCGCAAAGCAAAATCGGTCCAATGGTCGCCGAGTTGCAGAAGCTCGAAGACCTGGGCGACCTGGATCAAATCACCGACATCGCCCGCGATGTGTTGGTGGGTTGGTCTGGCATCAACGACGATCATGGCAAGGAGATCCCCTTCAGCCAGAAAGCGTTGGATGAATTGCTCGAAGTGCCGTTCCTCGCCATCGCTGTGTTGAAGGCTTACATGGACAGCATCAAAGGGGCAAAGCGAAAAAACTGACAGAGGCCGCTGAGCATTGGGCGGGCGGTGGCGTTGTAGACGAAACCGCCGACGATGCCGCGGCCTTTGGTCTTGAGCTGCAAGACCTCCCACCACCACCGGATGAAGACTTCGGAATTTGGCCGGAGAACTGGCCAGTGGTCGAGATGTTCCTGCGAGTTCAGACGCAATGGCGCACCACGATGAGCGGGGTGATCGGATTGGACTATGCAGCGGTGCGTTGGTTGTTTAAGCTGTACGACGTAGAGGAACCGCGTGCGCTGCTGGAGGATCTTCAGGTGATGGAGGCCGCAGCAATGTCGGTGATCAACAAACAGGGGGCATAGCCATGGCGATGAACATGGATGCCATGCTGCGGATCAAGGCAGACGTTCAAGGCGAAAACAATATTCGACGGCTTGGCAATTCCATGCAGGGATTGCAGGGGCAGGCCAAGAACGCCGCCATGTCATTTAATGGTCTGAAGGGTGCCGTCGCTGGCTTTGGTGCAGCTATCGCTGGGAGTGCAATCGTTGGCGGCCTCTCGGCAATTGTGAAGAAATCTATCGACGCCGGCGATGAGCTGTTCAACCTTCAAGCTAAGACTGGCATCGCCGCTGTCGCGCTGACCGGGATCGGCAATGCCGCAAAGCTGGCCGATGTTGATATGGGCAGCTTGGGCAAGGGCATCAACAAGCTGAACTTGAACCTGGTGAAGGCAGCGGAGGGCAACGACGACATGCAGCGCCTCCTCAAGCAGTTAGGAGTCACAGCCAAGGACGCCAACGGTCAACTGATCCCAACCGATAAAGCGCTCAAGCAGATCGCGGATAAGTTTGCCGATATGCCCGATGGGGCGAAGAAGGCACAGCTTGCCGTGGCTCTGTTTGGCAAGTCCGGTGCTGAGCTGATTCCGCTGCTGAATGAAGGCGCGGCCAGCATGGAGAAGTTCACCTACAAGATCTCCGACGACTTCGCCGCTCGATCTGATCTGTTCAATGACACGCTGACCGAGTTTGGGATCAAGACTCAAGGCTTCGGGATGGAGTTGACCGACGCGCTGCTCCCCGCTCTGCAGTCAATCATCGAAGTGTTCGGCGAGTTGTTTGACAGCAAGACGGACTGGACTGATCTGTTCAATGTCATCAAGCTCGGCATTCGCAGCGTGGCGGCTGTGCTGCTTGGCATGGTCAAGCTCGTCGATGAAGCTGTTCGGTTGATCGGTTCCTTTGCAAAACGAGCTGCGCTGGCATTCAAGGGCGACTTTGCTGGTGCGCAGGCTGAGGCCGACCGCTTTGGCGCTGACTTCATGAAGCGCTTCCAAGCCAACATGGGTCAATTCCAGCGGTTGTTCACGGATGCCCCATCCCCAGGCACCGGGCGCCGCACTGGGCGGACAGCACTGGACATGAGCGGGGCGGATGCGCGAGCCGCTGCGGAGGCTAAGCGTGCTGCAAACGAAGCCGAGAGACTGCAGCAACGTCGCAACACATTGACGCAGCAGCTGGTGGATCTGCAGGAAAGCCTGCGTCGAAAGGTAGAGGATGCCAACGCGGCGTTCGCCAATGTTGGCGGCACGCCAGTGGAGAAACTGCTGGCCGATCGTACTGAAGCCATTCGTGAGAACGATCGAACCGTTGATGATCTGACGCAGCAGGTCGTCAAGTTGTTCCGTGACATCAGAGCGGCTGGCGGCGAGATGAACGTGAAGCCGCTCGAAACATTGATCAATCAACTTTCCAAAGCAAATACAGAGCTAGCAAATCAGCAGCTAACGCAAGGCCTCAAAGATCTGCTGCCATCTCTTGATGACTATGACGCAAAGATTCGCGAGGTGCAAAACGATAAGAAGGTATTGACTGAAGTTGAGAAGCTGAACGCTCAGATCAACCTGTTGCAGCTTGACATCTTAGCTGCTACGAACCCCGCGCTAGCTGAGCACATCCGCCTGCTTCGTGATCGTGCTGCTGCACTTGATGATGCCAACAAGAAACAAAAGGAG